CCTCATTGGTTGCAAATTCCTTACTTAGATCATCAAGGCTAGAGACCGTTAAATTACCACTTACATCAGTAACCTTAACCTCTCCACCGTCATACTTTAAGCGGTCGATAATAAACTTGCTTAATAGCTTGACGTTTGAACCTTCTGCCAAACCCATTGCAATGTTAGTCGCGGCCTTCGATTTAGCGTTGTTAGCTTCTTTTTGTGCGAAACTATCGATCTGACTTAAATAACCCGCTTCCTTTTCCTTCCATGATTTAGTTAAACTATCCAAATCACCATTTTTATGAGCGGCTTCCTCTTTTACCCTTTTCGCTTCATTGGCTGCGTCATTTGCCAATTGCTGCGCTTGCTTCTTTTCTGCTAACAGCTTGTCATGGTTAGTTTTTAACCCTGTAACTTCAGATGCAGGAATAAACCTATCACCTAATTCAACATCTAGACTATATTTCCCGCCTTTTTCGGTGTAAAGATCGTGTAAAGACTCGTCCAACCCTTCTAAACTTTCTACTTCGTACTGTAAACCCATTGTGAACCCCGTTCAAATGTTAGTAGGCGACCATCGCCTGTGTCAATTATCTTACTTTTGGTCAGTTTAGTCAATTTTTAGCCAAATAAACCAAGATTTAGTTTTTTATCTTTTGCTATCATTTCCTCGATAGTTAAAGGCTCGAACCTAGCATTCAGATTAAATCGAGCGAATTCCGTTGATGATAGCTTGCCAGAAAGAAGCGCTTTACCTCTTGTGGGACCAAGCGTATCGAGGACATATTCGCGTGGCTGAGTTTTCATCCAATCGTAATAGCTCAGCCTGGCCGATACTTGTGCGCCACCTTTAGCGCCTTTTGATGCTTGAGAGAATACACTATCATCGATTGCATATTTTTGATTCAGTTCGGGCACCGTGGTACTTCTGCAATTAGGATGCCTTGGCGGTAGCGGCCCTCGACCTAATGGATAAACCTTATTCATCGAGGCGATTGAGCTACATTCTTGAGAGGTTCTTGAATCCAATACAGCCCAAAATCGCCAGCCTATCACTAAATCATCGTTAGCTTCCCACGTTATTGACCGAGCCATCTGAGAGGCGTGATTAATTGACGTTCTTACAATCGCTTGAGCGGTTCTAGTTGTTTGACCGGATATTGACGATTTAACGCCGGATGCCATCTGGTTAATCGTTTGACCTTCAGCCCATCCCTGTCTTATTATTCCGTTGACCGTTTCTATTTGTGACTTTTTCCAATCTCCAATAAACGGCTTCAATAATTTGCCAGCGCCGTTACTCCCGACCGCTAAAGGAGTTAACCTCACAGCGCTCAATATTTGGCTAATTGCTGGCGCTGCAACCTCAAACGATGAATTAGCTAATAATGCACCTCTCAACGCTGAGGCCTCGAAAACCGCCTCAGATTGTGACAATTGACTTAATCGGCTATTGAAGCCTCCCAAGTATTCATCATAAATAGTTGTTTGAAAGTCAGCCAAGGCTTTTAGCTGCTGGTTAAGCCTCGCTCTAGAAAAGTCGGTTAGGTCTCCTGGCAACCTTGCAAGTATTCCTTCCTGTAGCTCATCAAGAATACTTAAGAATCGATTAAACTCACTCGTGCCAACCCTTTGAAGATAGGTAAAATGACGCGTGTGGGCGTTGACTAAGCCTTGGTTTAACACTTATAACCCTAAACCAACCGGACTTAGACTAACCAGCGAGCGCAAATCTTCATCTGTTATTCCATCGGGCACATAGCCAGCTTTTCTCAATCTATCAAATAGAATTAAATCAGGAAGCGCACCTTTTATTGTTGATTCAGCTAATACTCTCAATTCATCCGAACTTAGTTTGGCAGTTGCAAAGTCGCGGCTAAATGATATTTCAGAGGAGCCAGACTGAACCCTGTCGAGCATCATTTCAAACACTCGCTTGTATGCAGATTCTAGATTAGACACAATGGTTAACTGGGATGCCGCTTCACTCGAAGAGACTATCTCTGCTTCGGTTGCCGATGTGTTGCCAGTTTTAGGGTCTAGTAATTTCGCGCCCGTCGCTACCGCTTGGGCCTCCTTGTGTAGCATTGACTCCATATTGACCGAGTTAGGCTTTGCTTGTAGTAATTCGGCGCTAGCACCCTCCCCAAATACCCATGCGACACCAGACCCGAATTCTAGCGACCCGCCTTCGCCCATGTTCTTTTCGATATCAGTCTTGTTGACGCCAGAAATAAATGGCTGTATTTGGCCTAATTTATAGCGGAAATCCTCATAGTCTGCGCTAGATTGAAAGTGGCTAACATTTAAATCAGCCAATTCATACAGCAGAGCCTCGTCAACGGTTTCGTCATTATCTAATGCGCCCAGGAACTGAAAAGGAACATAATTTAACCGCTGTCCACGGGAATCGCTGCCAAAAAATATCTCATGGTCGATTAGTTCGCCGTCCTCATAATCATAAACATCAATTTGAAATAGTCCAGATTCGTCAAGACTGAGTACTCGCTCTCTGTCGTGCTTTTCAGCGTTACTATCGCGCCATTCAGCCAATACAACACTACCCAGCCTTCTGCGCCCACCTATTACCCGCATTTCCCAGTTGAGTATTTGTGTGGCTTTATAGAAAATAGCTATCGGTCTAGCGTCTAGCGCCTCTTCATCGGCTTGATTGTCTAACTGCTCAATGGATGTGTAATCAACGAAAAGGCCCCCTCTACCAGATTCAGATATTTCTCTAGCGGCGTTTTTAGCTTGTTGTTTTGCCGGTAATCCAGATCCATCAATATCGTCAATCGCGTAATCAATGCCGACTAGCTCTATTACTGGCTCCTTCTTGAATATCGATCCAATAATGGTGTTTTCTGTGGGCTTGGTAAAATTGTAAAAGTGTGCGCGCTTAACATAGTTATCAAATGCAGCGTTATTTCTTGCGCTTTTATCATGGGGGTTAGGCTTTGGCAGATAGAATTCTCGATTATTACAACCTCCACCCTTTACGCGGGATTTAACTACATCCTCAACTAGATTCCATCGCGCTAAGTTCTTAGCGTAATCTTTATGTACATCATTGTATTCGTGGGTCATATTGCCGCCTTTAAATTGCAAATCTAATATCGACATTGCTTACTGGTCGAATAATTGGGAATTCGTACGCTATTAAATACGTCGTTGCGTCGTTTTGATGGTCAAAGCCTGATTTTTTATCTGGCTCACCACTATCATTGTATACTTGCGCCTCTAGGCATTTTACAGTATTAGGGACTTTTTTTATATTAAATCTAATTACCCCTTTTTCAAAGGCTGCATTGCTTGCGTTTATCCTGTCTTTTACTGCGGGATTACGTGACTTGTAAAAGCATTCAAAGTTAAATGGCGCACCTTCTAGCGTAGCGATATCCGACTCACTCGCCCCCGAATCAGCTGATCGATTTGTCCGATTCTTTCCCGAGCTATCTGGATATACTTTTATCTTGCAGTCGCTATACTTTTCTTGAATAGTTAAGGCTACCGATTTTGTATTGTATCCGTCACTGATTTCATCGACCGCGCTATAGCCATGCTCGCGCTTAACATAGATAGTTGCCGCCATATGGTCAACATTAAAATCCATTCCAATATAAACAGGCTCTTTATTTTCGTGCACATCTTCACAATTGCATGTGTGCCTATTAAATGCTCGATAGACTGAGCCGTTTGCTAAATTAACAAACTGCCCTTTAACATAAGCGCTAACTAAGTGAGAGGGGTATGTTTCATACAGGGAGTCGATATAATCCGGTGGTAGGTATTTCTCGTTCTCAAAAGTTGACGCTTGCACCATTGAGTATGATTCTTTTGGCGTATCTGCAAACTTATTATAAACAAATTTAAACCCCTCCGGCGTTGTTGTTACTCCTATACCATTAACTACGCCATCAATAACTAAGCGCATTCTAGCAATAATTTTATTCCAAGCGTTGTCAGCCTTCTTTGTTTCTAAAACGTCTATCTCATCAACTAAGGCTCGGGCTATCTTAAATCCGACGATTGAGTTCGGCTTGTCCATTGACCGGCAAATAACAGTTCCGTAATAACGACCACCGCGGTAAATGGATATTTCTTTGTTCGTTGTAGCTATAACTACAGAGAACCCCATTAAATGGGCGGCTTCTTCAAATGTTGGGTAAAATATATCTCTTATTGCGGGATATGACGGAGCAAAGTAGCCTTGAATGGTTCCAGGGTGTTGTGAGGCAAATATCAATAAATCTAAACAACCCACAAATGTTTTTCCGCTACCAAACCCGCCAACGTAAGCCCTATACTTTGTGCCTAACCCGTTCAAGTAAACGTTTTGAGGCGTACTAAGCTGCATCCTGTTTGGAGCCTCTAGTTATTTCAACATCAGACACGACTGGTAAAACTTCAAATGATATATTTAAGGGTTGTGCAATTGACTCATCGGCTTGTGTGCCTGATTTATCATCCCAGCCCATACATTTTAGGACGAATATTGAGCCAGTGCAGTTCGGAAACCTAAGCCCTTCCTCGTATTTACTCTCGATATAAAGCTTGGCTCTTTTTATTGTGTAAGAGAATTCGGGCTTTTTTCCGTAGTCATAGAATGATTGCCTCGACTCGAAACCTAGGAACCAACATAGGCCAGTAATCGTTAACGAGGGGACCTCGCAGGTCTCACCATCTCGCGTTTTTTGGGAGATTGTAGGCGGGTTATTAATAAACTCGTCAATTTTTAATTGCAACTCTTCTGGAGTTTTGTATTTTGGCGGGCTTCCAACTGGTGCCGCTTCTGTATCACTCATAACGCCCCGCGCTTAATGATTTAGTGCATGGTTACCGCTTCTGCGATATCCCCGTATTCGTCTATCTCGTACCAAATATTGTCGATTAAGAGCCAGGCCCCGCTTTCATCCTCAACGAGCATTAGTAAAACGTTTTGCTACTGACCGCGCTAAAGATGTTAAATGCCACCACTTGCAGTTTGGACAGCGATAAGGTCTAAGCTTTTTACTAGTCATCTTTGACTTTTTTGATCTACTCCTATGCTGGATCGACATCAACCTAGCTTCTTTCTTTGCTTCTGACTTGCTTTTGTACCCAATCTTATTGCACATAATACGCTCCACGTAAAAGTTGATCTACCCAGTAGATTTAGATTGTTTCTTTCTTTCAAACTCCGTACTTTTCCAAAACTTATTATTCCGAATCCGCTTTTCACCTTCCTTTGTCGAGAATCTTCTTTTGCTGCCTTTGCCGTTCACCGCTTAACCCCGCTAGGCTTGTGCGAATCCTCAAATAATAACTTTATTGAATCGTGATTGCTGTCTATCAGCATACGATTGTTTGATATCAACTCTATTACTTTATTATCAATAGGATTAACACATCTTTTTGATTCAATTTCATTTAGCTTTATTTCAAAATACCGGTTTATATGTTTATCCAGGTCTATCTCTGTGAACTTTATAAAAAACAGGTTGGTGAACATTATCAACGCATATGAGGCGCAAACAACCCAAACGATATTTGGTATCGCTTTTATACCTTTTTTTAAAATTGTGTCTTTTACGTCGCTCATTTCTTTTTATTTGCAGCTATAATTCTTTTCGCTAGCCT